TATTTCATTCTCAATGTATTCAAGACTACCAGGTTTTGCTTTTATACCTAGTTCCATTTCCTTCTTGTCGATTTCCTTCTGTAAGTCTGCAATCTGCTTCTTTGTCTTTTCAATATCAACAACAGAAAGATTTTTTGAGGTAAGAGATTTTTGCAAATCTGACATCTTTTTCTTAAGAGCATCAAGACTTCCTTCTTCTGCTTCAACCTTAACTTTTACCTTTGTTTTCTTTCCTGTAGTTTTAGAAGTAATATTTGGTGATTTAACATCTGTTTGCGTTACTGTATTTGGTTTATTAATATCGATTTTAGTATTTTGTTTACCAATATCCTTAACTTCCATACCAAGCCATTTCTTCAAATCATTATATGCCTGTTTTATTGCGTTGAAGATACCAATAACTTTATCATACATCCACTTAACACCTTTTACGAAAGGTTCCCAAATTCCCCAGTCTTGCATCCTTGCTTTTACACCGTTCACAAAAAGCTAAATAAACTCCTGAAAGCCTTCTAATATTTTTGTAGCTAAAGCCACTACAAAAGAAATAGCTTCTCCTAAAATTTTCACTGCCTGCGTCAACATGAAAAAAGGATTTATCATTGCTTCTATAATCGGTGATGATCCGCCTAATTCTGTGATTTTGCCAATAAAATTACTAACCTGATTAATTATATCAGTTATTCCCTCTACAAGAGATTGTATAAGTTCCATTGCACCCTGTATGAAAGTAGAATTACCAAGTGTAATCATTGCTGCCTCCCAAGCAGACTAAAGTTTTGTCATTGACCCGGCGAAATTATCATTGTTCTTTTCCATCATTTCATATGCTGTATTGGTGCCCTTAAGTGTTTTTGTAAAGTCTTTATATTGTTCTTTACCGTCTATAAGTGCCTGCAACATAGTTATTTGACTTGCGCCGACCAAATCCTTCATTTGAGCATCTGTTAATTCTGCTTTTGCCAAATTATCAAGTGCCTATGACATACCGACAACCGCCGGCTTAAAATTATCATTGCCCTAAACAGATAATGCAAGTAAAGTCGCCTGCAATTTACTTCCTGCAATTTCTGCAGAAGAGAATTTTGGTGCGACCGTCTCAACGGCTGCCGCTAAATCAGAATAACTCATACCTGCCTTTGCTGCCATCGTACCGGCCTTTTCAAATGCTGTATTCAAGTATGCAATATCACCTGCGCCCTATTGAGAAGCTGCTGCTAATGTGTTAATAATTCCTGACGCTTCTGTCGCTGCAACACCCATCTAATTCATTGTTGTTGTAATAGCTTTCGCTGCATCAACGACTTCTATCTGACCTGCTTCTGCTAAAGTATTTGCTGCTGCTGTTACTTCCTTTAATCCTTCCTGATCCTTAAGCAATACCGGCGCCTGTGATCCGATTAATTTCATTGAATCAACTATATCGCCTGCACTCGCCTTAAAGTCTTTAGACATATCAACGGCTGCTTTAGACATTGCCTTCATTGAAGAATCGTCAAGACCGGTCAGTGACTATAACGAATCCAAATGTTTATCTAATTCTGCTGCAGATTTAGCTGCTGTAAATCCTACTGCACCTACTGCTGCAATAGCACCTACAATTAATCCAATAGGTCCAAGAGCTGCAGTCATCGCTGCGCCAAGTCCGCCTGCCGCGCCTGCCGCCGTTCCCATTGCGCCTGTTAAACCACTCATTGCAGTAGTGGCGCCCAATATAGACTAACCAAAACCGATAAAATTGCCTGAAGACAGTGAAGACATAAGGCCTGATAAAGAATTCTTTATATTACCAGCGGACGCCGATAAACTCTGTAAAGATTTTTTACAGTCCTCTGCCTTCTTCTTGTTCTTGCCAAGTGCTTCGCTTATATTGTTTAACCCGCCGCTTAAATTATCTTGTAACGACGCGGTCACCTTTAAATCATTTGCCATTCTGTTCCTTTAGTAATTTTTCAAATGCTTTAGCTTTCTCCCTTAAGCGGTCTCTGTCTTCATTCGTCATTTCTGTATTCTTTTCTTCATAATTATCGTCCCAAGGAAAACTCATAATATCTGTCATTTCTAAATGCTTTTTACTGTTTACCTGTGCCAGAATAAATGCCAGAAGTCTGTTCTGTTCCCATGACGGGCGATCCGCGTATTTCAAATTCTCATAAAGTAATTCTACCTCAAAATCCTGAAGTTCACTCATGAAGTATTCCATGCTTATAAGCTTTGTCTCTATAACCAAAACTTTGAATGCCTCATGAGCGATCAGAAGTTTTTTTCAGATTTCTTTGCCTTTGCTAATTTTTTCTTGTCTTCTTCAGAAACGTTCTTCATCATCAACTCATTGTTCTTTTCAACGACCTTTAATATCCATTGTGAAAATTCGCCAAGAGCTGCGGGGTTTTCATCCAACCATTCAAGAAATTCATCATAAGTAAACTGTATATCCTTTTTGGATCCCAAAATTATACAATAGAAAAACGTGATTACCTCGCTGATACCTTTTGGATCAAAACTCTTGTTCATAATGTTTTCATAAATAATCAACGCCCTGAAACTGTATTTAAGTTCCAATTCTTCTCCTTTTATAACGATCTTCATAATCTTAAATCTTTAATTTTTAATATTTATAGTGCTTAAAGAAGGCCTGATTTTTCCAGGAATTAAGCAAGCAAATGCTAAATGTGCAAAGATTTAGCAAGATATTACTAAAAATTTAAGAAATATTTTTTAAATTTAATTAAAACCGCTATCTTTGCAATGTGATTAAGAAACACGAATGTTTAATTTAAATAATAAGAATTATGAATAAGAATTTAAGTTGGAAGAAAGAAGAGAATGGAAGAAACATGAGCATTTCCTTTATGGATGGTTATTATGTTTTATTGGTTTTTAACCACCACGGTCCTGACTACCACTGTTATGTTAAAAGCGAAGATTATACTTATATTCTGTCTGAATTAGCAAATGTAATAAATTGCTATGAAACTACTTTTGGTCGCGGTTCTTATAAAAATGATAAAGAATTCATGAAATTTGTTGAAACATTCTTTACAACTATGTATGGTGAAAAATATAGAGATCCTATTAAGAATATAGATTTTGTAGATGATTTAGTAGAAACATTTAGAAATAAAGTTTGGTTTATTAAATTAGATAATTAATAAAATAAAACATTATGAATAAGAATTTAAGTTGGAAGAAAGAAGAGAATGGAAACAAAATGAGCATTTCCTTTATGGATGGTTATTATGTTGTACAAGTTGAAAATAAGTGGGGGCCAGATCATCATGTTATTGATAATAATACTAATATGCATTATCTTCTTGCTGAATTAGTAAACACTGTAAATTGTTATAATACTACTTTTGGTTCTTATAAAACAGATAAAGAATTCAGAAAATTTATAGTATTGCTATTTAATTCTTTATATGGTGGAAGTCTTATAGAAGATAATACAAACTTAATTGATGGTTTATTTGAAGATTTTCCACCGGGTTGTATGATTTTAAATTTTTGATTTATTATGATTATAAATGAATATAGTTATAAATCAAGAAAATCAGAAATATTCTTGCATTATCTGACGGTTATTTCTGATAATACAATGAAATTAGCGATATATGCTATACTTATATTCTTGCTTTTTAAATTATAAAATACCCCGATCAAATACAGAGATTTGGTCGGGGTTAAAATTACTTTAATAAATTGAAATAATGAAAATGAATACCGCTTTTCTGAATAGAAGAAGCGTATGTTTATTCGTTTTAAGATTATTCAGAAGCTACTGTCTTCTACTGAAGCGCACCTGTTCCTGTTAAAGTAATTGAATAAGTAGCATTTTCTCCAGTATTAGCATTTGCTTGCAATGAAGTAATAACAGCTGGACCTTCATAATATTTTGCACCAACAGAAGTGTCGGGGATCCAGTTTGTAGAACTATCACCAAGACCATTAGCATTATAAGCATTAGCATGACCGAATGTTACTGTAATAGGAGATTTAGCAACCATTGCAGTGAAAAGACCGTCAAATTCTGAATCAACATAAAGATTTTCTGAAGTGATTTCCCAAGTAATGTTACCAATTTCAGAAGCGCCCCAATAGCCATGATCTTTAGAGCTAATATCTACTGTATTACCTGTTATTGAAAGTGTGTGTGATGTAGCATATGCAAGTGATTTATTATCTTTAAAAAGCATTAATTCATCACCTTTTACTATAGTTGGTTTACTCATATGAATAATAAATTTATTTTTAGTATTTATTTCCAGAATGATAATTTTTCAGACAACTATGCAAGCATATGCTAAATACACTGTTTTTCTGCTAAACACCGCTAAAAATTTAAGAAAAATTTTTTTATTTAAATTAAAATTATTATCTTTGCAATGTGATTAAGAAACAAGAATATTAATTTAAAAAATAAGAATTATGAAAAAGTTAAGTTTTAAAAAAGGTACCAAGAATTTCAATATGGTTATTGAATTCAATGATGAAGAAAACTGTTATGTAATGAATATACATGACACTTGTTGTACAGATAAAACTTATTATTTTCCAAAAAGTGAAATTTTAGATACTCATGAAAAGTTACATTATATTGGTAAATTACTTAATGCATATAATATGATGTTTTCATATGGACACGGTTCTTTTGAAACTAATAAAAAGTTCATGACTTTTGTTAATAAGTTCGTTCAAGAATATTATGGTTTTTCTAATATGGATTTGATTAATGATACAGATAAAGCAAATGCTCTAGAAGAAAACTATATTTGTTTTACACGTGTTTATAATTTTACTTTTTAACCGCTAAATAACACTAATTTAGAAAACAATACTGATTTAATTAAGTAATATATATAAAATTAATAAATTTATTGTTTATTAGTTTGAAAACGGTAAGGTAAACAGAAAGTTTTTATTTAAATAATTTTATTTAGTTTAGTTAAAATTTATAGAAGATATTATTCATACACAGATGGTTCGCGATGAATAGTCTGTGTTTTTTAGTTAAGAATTTAATTCATATGTTATTAATACACAGACTGTTCGTGATGAATAGTCTGTGTTTTTTTTATCTCTAATTTTTTGCGGTTAAATATTATAAATTACTTTTCTATATGAATAAGAATACTAACCCCAAAAACTCAAATGTGAAGCTTAATCGTGCGATTACCGCCAGAAACGATGAATACTATACACCGATGAAAACTGTTCAACGTGTGTTTGAAGTATATCTTTCCTCATATGATTTCAAAGATAAAATCGTTTATTGTCCCTGTGACTCTCCTGCCTCAAATTTCGTGATTTACCTGCTCGCTCATAAATCTGATCTCCAATACAAAGAATTAATCTATACGTGGGATGATTATAACGGCCACCACGGCCTTTTCAATAAGGCTGATATAATAATTACCAACCCGCCTTTTTCAAAGCTCATACGGGAATTTCTGCCGCTGATTAACTATTACCAAAAAGACTACTTCCTTTTTGGTGTTAAAGCAAGTCTAGAAGGATACTACAAATAGCTGCCAAATGCTAATTTTTACAAAAGAGATTTTACGTTTGAAGTCTTATATACTACAGATAAGAATGAAGAAAAGCGGGTAGAAACTGTTTACATAACCAACCTGGATTTAGACTCCAATTTCCAAAGTGAAAAATTCGTTCCTGTTGCCGTTGAATTATCCCCTGTTTTCGATACACGTATAGGACTTCGTGTTTATGACAGATTGCTCGATATTCCTCGTAAAGAATGTCTTCCTGATCCAAAAGAAAAATTCCTGGTCCCTGTTACCGTCCTCCTTTAGCATAATCGTTATTTGTTCAATGTTTTGGGTTCATACAGAGATAAGTTCTTTTATTCTGACGGACGCCATAGATTTAATCGTATAATTATACAGTATAAGTGAATATAAAAATAAATTAATTTTACAAAATGAATAACTACAAAATCTACATCGTTTACCATAAGGAAAATCAGATCAAAGATTACAACCTCCATGAAGATGAAAATCATATACTTTATGACGTCAGACAGAATATAGGAAAGAATTACCTCAACCCTGTCTGGTCAGAAATGGTCGCCATGTATAACATATGGAAACAAGGAAAAACATCTGATTACATAGGCTTCAACCACTACAGAAGATAGTTTACTGTTAATCGACTTCCAAATGCTAATGAATGCCAAATTTATACTGTATTCAATTTTGGTACGCCGATTATCAACCAATATGCTTTATGCCACAGAAAATAGGATATAGAAAGTATTATTAACATCCTTAATAAAAAGTACGGCCAAAATAATCCATATTCTGACCACCTTCTACATTCTACACATATGATTGGAAACTGCTGCTTCCTTATGACGTGGGAAAATTTCGACAGAATGATGAAATTCATGTTTGATATTCTGGAAGAATTTAGCATATAGGAATAGTGTTATGAAGACATAGACAGATGGGCTAAATGGACGATTAGGAATTTTGGTGAAGGAAATTACAGATATTAGATGAGAGTAATAAGCTTCCTTGCAGAGAGACTTATTTCTGCATTTATTAGTGTATCTTTGTATTTTTATGTTTGATTTTACCTTGTGGTAGGTTCTTACCAGAGGCCTTTTTACCAACTTCTAACTATCTGATAATCAGCGTATTAAGTTTTTACTTTCTCACCTTACCCTATAATATATAAGTAAATTACATAATATTTTTACCAACATATAATTTTATATTAATTTTACCAAATTAATAAATGGTAAAATTAATATAAAATGATAAATTAATGTTCATGTAAAATAGTAATAATCATTAGTGTTATATGGTAAAATAATACATCATTGTTAATAGCATAAGTAATATACATCATTGATTTAGTTACATTGTTAATAAACTTTCATCATTGATTTCTCAACTGATTTTCCAAAACTTTTTTCAAACAACCCCGGCCATAGCGGAATGTTTTGGAAACTGTATGGAATAGCGCCCCCACCTCATCACGCGCATAAAGCTGTTTTCGAGCCCACCAGCACATTTGTTTTACCAGGCCTTAATAAGTATAAGCCCGGCGAAAACAAACGCGACACGGAAGACATTTAGCAAACGCTAAAAATTAAAAAATCTTAAACTGTGAAAAAATACTAAAACTTCCTGAAAAAGAAAATACTAGTAAATAAAGAAATGAAAATAGTGAAAATGAAATTTGATATATGCATAATGAATCCGCCATATGGAACAAAAGAAACAGATAAGTTAATACACATAAAATTTGTTGATAAATGTTTGGATATGTGTAATAACATTGTATGTGTAATGCCAAGTATTTTTATTAAAAATAAAAAAAATGCAGTTGATTATAGAACCAAATTTTCTCAATGCTTAATATCCGCAGAATTTGTATCATCTGATATATTCAATGGAACAAATTTTGATGAAGTTGCTATTTACGAGTTTGGTAACAATAATGGTTTATGTGTTATAAATGGTAAGATATATAATACATTAAAAGAATACGATGCAATATTATTTAATAATGATAAAGTATTAAACTATATATATAATATTATAAATAAAAATAATATATACAAATCAAATATACATTGTATACCAATTGTAAATTTAGCAAAATATAAAACAGATGATTTAGATAAAAATTTAAATCGCTCCCAAGCTATTGAAAAATATATCAATAATGCAATTAATAATCGATTAAAAAAATATCAAGACAAAATATATTTAATGATAAGTTTAGCTGTTGGAACGAAAAAAAATAACAAAATTGCTTTTATTGATGGTAAAGGTGGTAAGATTTTTGATTTTAATACATTGAAACAATATATTATAAATGAACATAATAGTACAGGATATAATATATTAATATTTAATGATTTAATTAGTGCATATAATTGCAAAAGTGCTTTAAATAATAATGTATGTAGACTTGCTTTAATTTATCATAAATTTACACATATTATTACTAAAGAGTGCTTATCTGCAATACCAGATATTGATTGGTCAGATCCACGAGTTATAACAGATAAAGGATTATTAGAAGTTTGTGGTTGTCCAAAAGATAAGTGTAAAGAATATGCAGAATATTGCCGCAAATATATGGAAGAATTTGATAATAGTAAAAAGAAGTAATGAGCGATATAAATACATCATGAGTAATTATGATACAATGTTTGAGCTGTTATTTGAGCAGATAAAAAATCTGTCAAGAGAAATTGAGGAATTAAGAGAAGAGATTAAAAAGCTAAAGAATACTAAATAAATAAACAGAGTAATTCAATGTTTATATAATTAATATAAAGTTCAAAGATTAAGAGTTAAAGATTAAGAGTTTAAAGATAAATTACAGATATTTAGTTTTCAGTTTTTCAATTAAGATTTCATTATATAAATTTTCTTTCTATTTCATTACAGACAGAAATACTTCCTATAGTAAGTTAGATATATTTTAGATTTATTGTTTTTAAGTAATTATTTTTATTTTTATTTTTTATACATAGTATTTTTGTTTGTATGTGGGCCGTCTGATGAGAAGATAGTCCACATTTTTATTTTCTCTTAATTCTGTCAATATATTTTACCTTTACTTCTTTCCCTCCAAACAAGAATTTTCTAGAAACAGAAAAACATTTCAAATTAATTAACTATATTTTTGGAATACCGTGTTACAACATAGTCTTCCAAAAATATAGTTATACCAAAATAAAAAAGTGATATACCAAAAGATATATCACTTTACG